GGAAATACCAAGAAGAGACGCTGTGTCTCTAAGTTGAGCTTGCTGTAAATCTAAACCAAGTCCCGCCTGACCTGCACCTAATGTGCCTAGTTGTTGACCAAGAGCACCGAACCGTGAGCCGAGAGCTCCGATACCTGTACCAAGTTGACCCATCAATTGACCACCAGCGAGTTGTCTTCTTCTCTCTTGTTCAGCTCTGTTTACTGCATCGGTAAAACCTTGTCGTTGAAACTGTCCTATTTGTCTTAATGTGCCTTCATCTATACCTGCTTCTACTACACCTAAACGAGAGCCACCAAAAGCTCCAGCTTTTTGTGCCTGTGTAGCAGCAGTTGTTTTCATTAAATCACCTTGTCGTTTTATTTCATCAGTAACTGCTTGTTGATATGGATTAAAGAAAGCATCTATATCGCTTTGTGTAATACGACCAGCGCCTAGTTCACCAAGAGCCGCACCTCTGCCGGCTATAGTTGCACCTTGAGTGAATAAAGGAGCTCCGGAAAGAGCAGCGCCTATACCTTGTCCAAGTGTTCCACCAGCTTGTGTAATAAATGGAGCAAAAGAATCAATACCTTGACGTGCTCTTGCAAAGGCAGCCCTTTGATCACCAGTTAAATCAGCAATCTGAAATGCGGGTATCTGCCTTGCAATGCCTGCTCGACCAAACTTTCGTAACTCAAAATCTTCTTCTGATTCGATGAAATTACCTTGTTCATCTTTTCTTCTCTCTGCATCAGGATCACCAAATACTGTTTTAAGAAGTTGTTCGCTTCTCTCTTCTATAAACGGAGCTGGTCTTACGTATGTTTCAGCCATTATTTACCCCTCGATGCTGGTGATAATTTACCACCTTTTTCTAAATTAGCCATCATTTCGTACATTGGTTTAGCGCCTCCTGCATTTTTTACTGCTTTTGCTGTGACGACAAATTCGCCATTACTTAAATACGCAGGGATATCATCACTGGTACCTGTCCCTGGACCACGAAGCATGCCTCGTGCTCTTGGAGCATCTTCAGGAAAACCTCCTTCAGCCATTGCTCTAATACCTTCCATCCTTTTTAAACCATTTACAGGCTCTTGCATACCCACAATTCCACCTTGAGCTGCAAACATTGACGGCACGATGTTTGTTCCTGCACTATACGCAGGAGCAAATCCTACGTTAGTAATTGAATCAAACATGCCTTGGCCTGGATATAACTCTGGAGCATAAGCAACTGCTTCTCCTTGTGGACCACTAAATAAATCAGGGAATATTTGAGCTATACCCTGTAATCCAAACAAGCCAGCTAGTATTCGTTTCGTGCTGAATCCTTTGCCTGGGTCACCACCTTCTCTAAATATGTTGGTTGCTTTTTCAAAGAAGCCTTGATCAGTTGCAGCTTTGGTTGCTTTTTCTGTAGCTGATGCAAGTTCAGCGGTATTTGCACCACTAACAACTTCTGCTCCAGTTGGATTTGGAACATTACTAAAAGCAGGTTGAGCACCTCTAAACAATGTGCCTAAACCACCTTCTTGAATACCTTTGAATAGTGAACTTCCTAAAGATCTGCCACCAGCTTGTTGTCCTAAATTAAATGCTTGTGAGCCTTTTGCAAGACCAGCCAATCCGCCAGCTGTGATACCCGATAATATTGCTTGTCTTGGATCTTGTCCGCCTATTAGTCCACCAGCTGTTCCTGCTGCTCCCACTAATAAAGGACCTGCACCAGGAATAAAAGATGCCGCTAAAGGTAAAACTACTGGAGCTGCTTTTTTTAATTTTTTAACTAATTTTTTTAAAAAGAATTCTGGCTGTCCTGTGACAGGGTTGATTGAATTTAAATTACTTCCTACAATATATTCCGCTGGGTTAATACCTAGCTTTGCCATTGAAGCAAATACTTGATCACGAAGCTCTGGGTTTTTTTCAAAAACCTCCATGGGAATAATAGTTTCTCCTGTTGCAACGTGAGCAATAGTATCGTCTTCAAAACGTCCTAAGTCTTTTAGTGCGGTTACAGCGTCTTGAAAATCAGCCAATCCGCCTTGTGGTAGCGCTAGTCTTTTCATAATCTCCTTAAAAGCATTTAATGTAATGTAGCAAGAAGGCTAGACTTGTGTATTTAGCCAATTTAATCCTATATTTATAGGGAAATAATTGCTATATGACAATAGATAAATAATTAGTTAGAAAGGAATTAAAGTGTCAGAACAGTTAAAACATGAATTTCAGGCTTTTAGGCCCTTTGGTCCTACAGTTTTTAAAGGATCTTTGCCTAAATCTTTAATAAAATTATTAGATGATAAGGCAACAGAGATTATGGACAGCGAAAAAATGTCAAAAGAATGGGATCACTCGATGCACCTTGCGGGTAATGTAAAACAAGAAGTAAGATATCCTCCAGCATGGATGATATCAACTGAGTTCGCTCCCATGAGTAATTCTTTACAAATGATAATACATAAATATTTAGAGCAACCTCCAATGGTAAATACTATATCACCAGATAAAGTTGAAAAAATATTAATAACAAGCATGTGGGTTGTATCACAATGGGCAGGGGATTTTAATCCATCACATGTTCATGACGGTGATTTATCTGGCGTAATATATTTAAGAATACCTCCAGGATTAAAAGATGAATATGAAAAAGAAGATCATTTTCCTTGTGTGGGAGATATTCAATGGCAGTGCGGACAAGCTGCTACTTTTAATGGACATACATTTCAAGCAACACCTAAAGTAGGAGACATCTATTTATTTCCATCTTGGCTTTCACATATGGTTTACCCTTTTAGAACTCCAGATGAGGAGAGAAGATCAGTGTCTTTCAATGTTACTATTAAAAGAAAAAAAGAGAAAGATGAGCAACAAATCTAATACACCTTTTCCCATGGTAAGAATTACGTGGCATGATGCAAAAGATACAGAGACTGGTTGGTTACATATTAAAGAAATTGTTTCTGCTCCGTTAGCCGTGTGCCAAGAAGTTGGATACATGGTTGTAAATAATGATGACAAAATAGTGGTTATGAGATCGTGGTGTACAGACAAAGATGATAATCATGGTGGTGGTGCAATAGCAATACCTCGTGGTTGGGTTAGAAAAATAGAATATTTAACGGTAGAGTATGCAACACAATAGTAACACTGAGTTTGTTATGTACGTTGATAATTTTTTATCAATAGATACATTAGAATCTTTACAAGAAACTTTTTTAAATTTAAAATATTCTGAAGTAAATGATCCTCACGGACGCGTATATGGAAAAAGGCATACGTTTCCTGAAAGTTTTCACACAGATCCTTTGTTAAAATTAATTAAAAATTATTTTTTTCCAAATAGAAATTTAGAACCAATATCTGTAAGCGCTCATGTAAGAAAAAATAACAAAGAACCAATGTTTCATGTAGACACCTATAAAGGTAATGTTGCAAACTTTTTGTTATTTGTAAAAGGAGAACCATTATTTAATAATGGGACAGGCTTTACACACAAGAACCAACTGTCCTCACATATAGGCTTTGTTGAAAATAGAGCTTTATTTTTTAATGGTAGTAAAATTATGCATTCCGATTTACAATCATTTGGCGAAAGCACTGATAGATACACACTTAATATTTTTTATAAAGATGCATAAAGTATTTGTTGGAACTCCTTGTTATGGTGGTCTAATTACCACGGAGTATTTTAAAAGTTGCATGCAGCTAGTAGCGTTGGCTGCTACAAATAAAATAGAATTACAATTTGCAACAATAGGTAATGAGTCTTTAATTACTAGAGCTCGTAATACACTAGTTCAACTATTCATGGATGGAGACTACACACATTTATTATTTATAGATGCTGATTTAGCTTTTAACCCAGATGCTGTAGTAAGAATGTTAGAGTATGACAAAGAAGTGGTCACTGGCATATATCCAAGAAAAACTATTGATTGGATGAAAGTGAAGAAAAGATTAAAAGAAAATCCTGATATATCCGAAGATGAGCTTTTGGCAGCATCATTACAATATAATTTAAACGTAAAAGATCCAGAAAAAATTTTATTAGAAAATGGTTTTATAGAAGTACTAGATGGTCCAACAGGTTTTATGTTAATTAAAAGAGATGTGTTTGTAAGAATGGCTGAAGTTTATCCTGATTTAAAATTTAAGCCTGATCAACATATCAACCAATCTCACGAAACAGAATTTAATTATCATGAAACATCAGATTGGAATTATGCTTTTTTTGATACGATGATAGAACCACAAACAAAAAGATATCTATCGGAGGATTATGCATTTTGTCGTTTATGGCAAAACATGGGTGGAAATATATACGCAGATATTTTATCTGGTATGACACATTATGGTAATTATGCTTTTAAGGGTAACGTTGGAACACAGTTTAAAGGCGCAAAGTGAAGTATAAATATATAAGTAATAATATAATAATATGTGATAATTTTTTACCACCGGTTATTTTAAAAAATATACAAAGCGATTTACTTAAAAATATGCACGCTTTTAAAATGCCTGAATGGTATGGCACTAACACTATAACAAAAGAAAAAGAAAAATATTCTGCGTTTAATAAATCATGTGGAGGTTATGATTACTGGATAAATTTTGGTGAGACTCCTGAAAATAATGAAAATATATTAGGCTTAAATACTAGATTCTATAACCAGGGGTTCTTTTCTTTTTTACAAAATCAAGGTAGGGACAATGTATTTAAATTTTTAAAAAAAGACTTACAAGCAAAAATACACGTTGTCTGTTACAACCATGGCGGCTTTTATGACTGGCATTGTGACACTGAATTTTTTACTTTCAATTTAATAATTAATGACGAAGATGAACTACAGGGTGGAGATATGTTATTTATGGATGATGGTAGGATTATAGAGATTCCAAGTAGGAACAATCTTATGGTGGTTTTTCCTAGTTATATTAATCATTGCATAACACCTATTTTATCAAAATCTGGTAAAGATGTATCTTTTACTCAGCAAAGATTTAGTATACAATACTGGGTCAAATGCAGCTAGTTGACTTAAAATTTAGACCAGGAGTAGATAAACAGGACACAGCTTATTCGGCTGGTGACGAGCGTAAATACATAGACTCTGATTTTGTCAGGTTTCACTACGGTAAACCAGAAAGATGGGGTGGTTGGACAAATCTACCTAATCCTAATAAAACTATAGTAGGTGTTGTGAGGGATACTCACTCATGGATGGGATTAGACGGTTTAAGATACTTAGCGTTAGGAACAGATAGAAAATTATATATCTATAACGAAGGAGCCGTGTACGACATCACACCTATTCGTGAAACACAGGCATTAACAAACCCATTTACAACAAACGGAACCACCACTGTGTCTGTAGCAGATAGCACCCATAACGCAAAACTAGGAGATTTTGTTACTTTTGATTCTTTTTCATCAATAGATGGTTTAGACATGAATCAAGAATTTGAAATCACATCCATAACTGACGCAAATAATTACAAAGTTACACACACTAGCACAGCATCTGGATCAACATCCGGTGGCGGTGGCTCAGGTAACGCAAAATATCAAATAAACGTAGGACCTGCTACATCTACATATGGACTAGGATGGGGCACAGACACCTGGGGTAGTAGCACTTGGGGAACGGCTAGCTCTTCATCTGACGTTGTTATTGTAGGCAGAAACTGGTCATTAGACAATTTTGGTGAAGACTTAATTGCTACTGTTTTAGATGGTGGCACTTTTATTTGGGACACATCTGCAGGTACAGGAACAAGAGCAACAGCTTTATCCAATGCTCCTACTGCATCAAGATTTAGTCTTGTCTCAACAGATACAAGACATTTATTAATATTTGGCACTGAAACTACAATAGGTAGCACAGGCACTCAAGATGATTTATTTTTTAGATTTTCAGATAGGGAAGATGCTACTGATTTTACACCTGTAGCAACGAATGAAGCAGGGTCATTGCGTATATCAGATGGCTCAAAAATTGTAGGTGCTGTAAAATCAGCAGGACAAATACTCGTTTGGACTGACACATCATTACATGGAATACAGTTTGTTGGAACACCTTTTACTTTCGGTTTGAGACAGCTGGGTGCAAACGCAGGTCTTATAGCCCAACATGCAGCTATAGAGGTTAACGGTATAGCTTATTGGATGTCTGATGACGCATTTTATCTTTATGATGGTGTTGTCAAAAAAATGCCTTGTTCGGTGCAAGATTTTGTTTTTGATGATATTAGTTATACAAATAAAAATGATATAGCTGTAGGACTAAACACAGCTTACAATGAAATTATTTGGTACTATCCTTCAGCTAATGCATCTCAAATAGATAGGGCAGTTGCATATAACTATTTAGAAGGCACTTGGTACACATTGAGTTTAGGTAGAACTACTTGGCTTGGTGCTTATGTATATGAAAAACCAATAGCTACTGAATATAATGCTAGCGCTACAGCTAATATATCTACCATACTAGGATTAACAGCTGGTGCTTCTTTTATTTATGAACATGAATCGGGTAACAACCAGGCAGATGGAACAGCAATAACAGCGTTCTTAGAAACAGGTTCTGTAGAGATAGCCGATGGTGATCAATTGATGTCTGTCAACAAACTAGTTCCTGATTTCAGCAACCTCGCAAATACGATGACTGCAAGATTAACATTAGAGCAATACCCTCAGTC